CGCCCCTCCGTGGCCCAATACTCGTTCATCATCTCCAACTTACTTGTCGGGGCATCTTCTGTGGCACGGTAGGACGTCTGGAACATGACGCTACCAAGCGCGGTACTTGTCGACGCAACGCTCATACCGCTTGTTGGAACATAGTGAAACACCATGCCCCGGATCCGGTACTCACTGTACTGCGACGCAACCGTATGCAACCACGGGAATGTGCTTGCCACACCTGGATTAAGTGGATATCGGAACTGATTGGTGAATACCTGCTTCCCCCTCAGTTCACCAACATACTCCTTGTGGCGAACAACAATCGACTGGTCGTTGCGGTGCATCGCTGGAATCGTTCCGTCGGGCCGGAGGGACGTCACTAACGAGTTGCTCCTCAACGCGTAGTCTCCCTGTCCCAGCCACCGGCTTATCGCGGCTCCAAGCCCTGTGCCAGCCTGCGTACCAAGCGCAGACTGCCCCAACATTCCTCCTGCCAGCCCGCCACCGTACCCACCAAGCATTCTCAATGCCTTGCCGAGTGCGGTAACCTCTGACTTCGCTTTCGCCACCTTTACACGTGGCACTTTCTTCTTGTTCTGCTGCTTACGCACCATCCTCTGTACTCTTTGTGATCTTATCCTAAGTACCCCGGCCTTTACGGCCAGAGTGCTGTGAACAACGGATTGTCGTTCACGACTTCGTCGCGAACTTGGCTTGTATTCAACGAATAATTCCGGTAGTAATCCTCGACGGCAGACTGCTCATCGGGAGAGATTCCCCACGCTTCGAATACCTGGACTCGTGTCCAGGCGTCCGGCTCCCTGTATTGCTCCTTCATACCCCGAGACATAAGTCTCATACCAGTCGCAAAGGTCGGGTCGTCCTGCATGTTGCTAACAGCATGACAACCAACACGTTGGAAGGTTTGGTAGAAGTCCTGCAGGACCGGCACACCCCCTGTTAACCATAGGCCACAAGTTCCTACAGCAGTCATCCACTTACCACGATGCTTCGCTCGCGTCATGGGGTGGACAGTGAGTGTGTCCTTGCGTAGAGTGGAGGGAATGTTACGTACCATTCGGCACTCATCTCCAATCTCAATGGGATGCATCTGGCAGAACTCAATCTCATGCATTCTGTACACAGGTGCTTCCGTAGACATACGGAATCCCATCTCTAGGAACCAATCGTCTAGCCCGTTGATGAATTTTGCGTGGTCCTTCTTCTCCATAAGGACAACACAATCATCACCATTGTTCAACAGCTTGACATGCACACCGCGGTTGAGAGCCCAAGTGTACACCATTGCACACATTAACAGGCAGTTCCCCAAACCAGTGTTCATGTCACCAGAGAAGCGTTTCCCCTTGACGCTATACTTCAGCGAGCCATCCGCACAATACCCAGCCCCCTTATTATTCATCTGCCACCTCAGTAGTTTACGCAACTCTGGGTGGTTTCTGAAGAGGGCGAGATAAACGGAATGCTCCCAGCTTAAAGCCTCTGGTGACACGTGCATGTCAAACTTCACGGCGTCGAGACCGACAGCCACGGGATCTAGGAATGATCTCCACTTGCCCCTAACAATACCACCGATCTCGCTGACATTGAACCCCTTCATCACTGTGGGGCCATCACCAAACACACGAGCTATCGCTTTATATATCTTATGTTCCACGGCCTTAATGTACCGGCCGAGGACAAGATTGTAAGCGGGCTTACGTGGCTGGATGCAGCGAGGTGCCTTGCTTGGATTGACAAGTTCCATCTTAACGAACGCTATTGAATGCGCGTCACTCCTAGACAGACCAATCTGGACTAGCTTATCCATAGCGTTCTGGTAGATTGTGCGTCGTCGACCCGAATAACTATCCAGCACTTGCTGGTAAGACCAACGGGTGGCATCTCCGCACTCTCGTAACAGCTCACTAGTGAAACAAGCTAGCCGCTCGGTGAATAGACCCTTCTTCACCGGTGGTGGAGCCACAAAGTCGTTTCCAACCTTGCAGTAGTACATGCGCTCCATGAGCGCACACTCCAATGTACCTATATCTCCGTTATTGACCACGAGGTCCACGTTGCCAGAGAGCTCCCCAAGGGAGTACAACGTGCGTGGCTTTGAGGTGTCCTTAGCGTGTCGGTTGACGGTGCACCTCGGGTCACGCAAACTAGTCACGTGACTCACACCACCAACCACGCCAAGGCCTCCCTATTCAAGGGCTCGTACCCGATCCCCACGCCTACGGCGGAAGGGATTGAATACGTTGCCCCAAACAGAGACCGGCCTGGCATCTTCGATCTCCTCACGAAGAGCCTCCACGCTCACCGACTGCAAGATCTTAGCACCCCTCAGATCATGCTTGTCGGGCACAAAGACACCAGCCACAACCAACTCAACAGTTTGACGCACATGAGTAGGACGTACACCATGGCGTTCCATGATGTTAACGGCCATGCGTCTGACTGCCAAGATGTTGGCCTGGGTCTTTGCCGGGCAGCCGAGTCTATTCTTGATCTCGGCTACCACAGCGGCGGCGTAGCGGTTCGGCTTTCGGATGCGCCGGTGCTTCTTCACCTCAACAACATCCTGGGCCAATCGGTACACGCTGGAGGGTCCATCAACTGGAACAGTGGGCACACCACCACTCGAACCAGTTCCCCCGTCATCAGACCCCCCGGGCCCATCACCATCATCGCTACCGTCCGATCCATCAGACGGTGGCGGGCGATCACCACTTCCATTATCATCCGTTGGCTCGGCGGGACGCATGTCGTCCCCACATCCAAATTCGATCACCACGCACGCCTCGTGAAAGTTCACCCCCATCGCATAATGCACCCTCCGCCAAGTTTCCAACTCGGCGCCAGGTGACATATTGGCGTGGAGGATACCCTCATGAACAGCGAGCTCAACGGCGGTCCGGTATTGGCACCGATGCCCGACATCTCTTTGACATGCATCAGCCATCGAACACAACATCCCAATAATGGCCAGGTTGTAGTGTTCAACGTCGTTAGCGGAGATGAGATTGCTCGGATGACCCTCGGCGGTCGACTCATGCAGTGCTCTGGCGCCAGCAGTGAAGTAGCTCCAGTCCATCACAAAGTCCCTGTACAAGCAATCCGTCCAGCCATCATCTACAATGGACCCGTCATCGTCTGCCTCTGAATCATCAGAGTGAACAGACTCTTGGTCATCATCGTCATCCTCCGGCGGGACTATCGGGGCGGGCTTCCCATTGTCAACCGACACTACCCTTACGGGCTGTACCGTGACATGGTGCACGACGGGGTCGTGAGTGTACTCGACATAATGTTCGCTTAGATGGTCGGGGTAGTCGCGAACCGCCCGGACGTCTGCCACAACGTCCGGAGAGTCCACGACTCCACAGCAACACCACTTATCTACGCACGTGACAATGTCGATCATCA